TATCGCCACTATCATATGAGAGATCAATGTTTGATACGCTTGTTGGGAAAATATCAACAAACTTATAAGCAGCTAGGATGGAACTATCAGATCCGGTATTGTCGGTGCTATTGATGACCGATCCTCTTCCCAACTGATAGACTGTAGCGTTGCTCATATATGCTGCTGGTTGAGTGGCACCTAAGTTATTATCTAACTTAGCAATCAGTTCCGACCAGGATTCAAATGCTCTTCTGAGTTTGAAATCTTCGTCATTGATGATGGTTACGGTCCAAGTATCAATGGTTCTGTCTCCAGCAACTTTGAAGATTCTTCCTCTAAAAGGAACATCAATTGCCGCAACATTTGATGCAGGAAGAGCTGCTGCTTTACAAAGATACTTAAATTTGTCAGCGTCCCAAGAAATTCCTGCGGGGAAAGTTGTTAATTCAACTTCAAACAGATTAGGACGAGCACCGCCACCACTTAGAGCACTCTTAAATTGGGAGATTGTTTTGAGTCTTGCCACGATTAATTACCTCCTTGGGTTATTTATTGAATAAAATCAAACAGTACCTGCGACTTCTTCAAAACTTACTCCCGTGCGAGTAGCAACGAATGTAAGAGTGACATAATTAATAGACTTGGCGGGCTTCAGGTAAATGTCCGCTCTAAATTCATTGTTGTCGATAACATCAGGAGTGTTGTTTGTCGTATCGCAAACAACAAGGAATCCGTAGAGACCTCTCTTTGCCTGAATATCGCGGAGATATGGTTCAACAATGTTCTTAAAGTTTGCTCTAGTCAGTTCATCATTCAGTTCGAAGAGTTGTGCTTGAGCAGCTCTTTGTAGTGCCTGTTCGATTGTAAGGAATAGGCGACGAACGTTGATTCTATCAAATGCGGAAGCATATCCTAGACCAGTTTTGTCTCCGAATAGAAGGGTTCCAATTCCTGGTTGAGTCACAATTGCGTTAACTCTCTGAGGATAGAGTTGGTCTCTTTGTGCTTTATTTGGATTGTAAGCAAGTTTAATGGCATTGTTAATGATGCCTCTTTGCTGACCAGCTGGTGAGAACCAAGGATATGAAATGATGTTTGTGCGGCACATTAGACCAGCAACATCGGCATTACAGGGAATGTAAACAAACTTGTTATTGAATCTATCATAAGTGTACTTATATCCACTATCAAATACTGCGTATGATGAAGATGGAAGTGAACTGAAGTACTTGACCAAGTTATTTGTTTGGGTGGTTGTATTAGTTACACCAACCAAGTCTGATTTGTGTGGTCCAACTGTAGCAACACAATCCTTTCTCTGCTCAGCAAGAGAAATTAAATAACCTGCTTTTGCTTGAGAATCTGATACGTTGTCCATTCCAGGACCCATGATCAGGTAATCTACCTGAATTTCATCTTTATTGGAGAATTTATCATATGAAGTAATCAGATCTCCTAGAGTTGCCTTCATTCCACCATTTGCGGAATAATCAACTCCACTTCTAAGAGTGTAGGTGATATTTCCAATAGCACTGAAAGTCACATCTTGAGCATTTGAACCCCAAAGACCATTTGCGGTTGAGATTGGTGTAAATGAAGCGGAAGCAACACCTGAGTAAGTTGTGAAACCAGTTGCTCTGGGAGCAGTTCCCCAATAACCATCTGCCGCGCTTGATGGATTTCCACCAGCATAAATCTGAGATGAAAAATCAGCAAGATATTGCTCATACCAAATCTTCTGAGGAGAGTTGACCGCAGAAACTGAATCAAGTGCCTTCGAAAGACCTACATGCTTCTCAAGAATTGTACCTTGATTTCCGGTAATTGTACCAAGATCGTCAACTACGACAACATGGATAGCATCATTCTTACCATTTCTCTCAAGTGAATAGCGATTTGTTGATGGTTTTGGTGCGATGGACTTCCAATAGATTGTTGTATTGGTTAGTCCTAGAGTTTGTTGATTATACCAATCAGAAACTGAAGCAGCACTAGCAGTTCCTGCTGAGGCTCCCGTTGAATTGATAAATGTTAGAGATTGTGCTGCCGCAAATGCTGCGAAAGAAGTTCCCTCGGCATATGTAATTTGCGTTTCGGTTCCAGTGGAAGAAACTCTTGAAGTAATTTTTACTGAGATTGTGCTGTTTCCGTTAGTAGTATCGGTAGCAACTCCGGTAATGATTCCTTTCAAATAACCAGTAAAGGTTGAAGTTGAACCAGCTCCTGGAAGGACAACACCAGATAATGATGCGGTAATTCCATATCCAACGGTAGCACCTAAACCTGCTAGGTTAGTTGTTGAAATTCCAATAATTTGGTCAGCTAGATCATCAATAACACAAACTTTTAGATTATTTGCCCAAGAACCTGGATTCTTAGCAGCAAATGTAAAGTTATTTCCATCAGAATGGTTATTGATGTAATCGTCGTAGTTATCAATCTTAAGGGAAGTTGTTGAAGCAGCTCCAACGCCAGCATTAGCGTTGTTTAGAGTAGAACCACCAGTTCTAACAACTTTCAGTACTCCACCATAGGAAAGATAAGATGAAGCACTCATCCAGTACTCATACTGGGAATCTGTTGAAATTGGCTTACCAAAAGTGTTAATTAACTCTTGTTCTGTAGTGATATCAATTGGGTAATCAACTGGTCCGATTGGAAATGGTCCAGCAATCGCACCAATGTTATCTAAAACATTATCAGCTCTTCCTACTGTTAAGTCAACCTCTCTGACGAGTACGCCTGGAGATAATTGAGGAGTCGCCATGTTTTTCTCCGTAAAGTCTCAGTTTATCTAAAAAATATTTATTAAAAACTTACTTTACACGGGGGAAATGAGACGTGAACGTTTACCAGTCAGGATATTCCCATTTATCGAATATTTTGGATACCATCCTACCAACTACTATTCTTTTAATTGTACAATCTTTACATTCATAAGAATATGAAGACGCTACGGGTCCTCTATCTTTGCGGGTCCTGTAAAATCCATCTATTAAATTCTTCATTTCCCCACAAACTCTACACTGTCTATCTACAAGAAGTAAATGACCAAGTTTTATTTGTTTATCTAAATCCATCACATATATTCCCACATATACGCACGATCTCCATATTCGTCAACAAACCACCTATCACCATCAACATCAACAAAGCTGCTGCCATCTAAACCATCAGATATGAATCCGAAGGGTGCCATATCTTGTTCTATTTGATTTTTCTGTTCTTCATAAAGACGCTTTCTAACATCTTGATCTGTGAGTTCTTTAAAGTAATCTTGTGCTACTAACCAAGCATATATTACGAGGCACATAGCTAGGTCGTCATTACATCCTTCTTCTGCTTCAAATGAATTATGTTTTTGAATAAAAGTTGTTAATTCACTAATAATTTCATAATCATTCAAAAATAATTTATTTTCCTCAATCATAGTTTTGAGGTTGAGACATCCAACCTTTTTAACGGTTTTGGACATCTTAACTCCAAGTTGAGTTTTCTTTCCACTAAAACCTTGCCCCACAATTTGACCTGCTCTTCCTCTCATGGAACACATCAAAAGATTTTGATATTCTAAATCATATTGAAGAATACTTGCTACCTGATCTCCTACATCATTAACCTCACATAAAATATAAGCGTTATTATATGCTGTTGCTGCCTCATGTATTATGCTGGGAAATAGCATTGGTTTTATTTCATTATTCCTGTACTTGGCAACTACTTTATGTGGAAACTGAGTAATATCGACTACCGTAAATGCTGAGTAATCATTTCCAACGCCCCTAGCAACGTCTACAGTTATTAGGTAATCATGATTCTCCTCTGGATCCACATAAACGTCTAAACCCGCGCTACGGGTCTTAGGATGGTCGTATACGAGCGATCTGAGTTTAGACGGAGCAATTAAGGTATCTACTGATCCTAGGAATTCGCATTCAAACTCAACTTTAAACTGTTGTTCTGAAGTGTTTGCTATTGTTTGTTTTTTCCATTCCTCATCTCTTCCCGGAACTTCACTCCAATGAACATCTGTAAATACATATTCATTTTTTCCCTTTTCAGCATCATGCCACATACGGTAGAAATGATTCATACCATGTGGTGTTGATACAATAATTACCTTCGTGTTTTTACCGGAAGTAATAGTAGGATAAACAGATGCAAAGAAGGAATCTGCGATATGGTTTGGAACGAAAGCGAATTCATCGAGAAAGAGGATATTGAATGACATGCCTCGGACAGCACTCGCAGACGTAGAAGCAGCCAGAATCTTTGATCCATTTTCCAACTCCAAAGAACCTTTATTCCAAGATATAATACCTTGTTGCATCCACTTTGGTAAGTTTTCGTAAGCAGTCTGTAATCTATCCAATAATTCTCTAGCAGTTGCTGCTTTGTTGGCGAGGATGCCAATATTCACGTTATCGTTAAAAACCGCATAATGAAGCAAGAAAGAAACCACGGTAGTTGACTTACCAGTCTGTCGTGGCATCTTACAGATATTAAATCTGTGCTTATGGAAATTATTAATTAATTTTTCTTGGAAATGATATGGTTTAAATGTCTGTAAACCATGGTCAAGAGTGACAATCTTAACATAATTATTGGCGAAATATACTGGATCATTCTGACATCTAGCAAACTCAAGAATCTGTTCTTGAGTAAACTCAATTGGAGTATTTGCCTTTTTTAATAGTGGATTGCCGAGATAAACATCATTTGACATAATAAAAACCTTAATTTATTAATTACAATTCCAACGACGAAGTGCCTTATTGATATTGCTATCTGGATCTCTTGCGGTTTTTGCTGAAGTTAATTTCGACTTCATACCTTTCATACGACGGCAAAATGAAGAGCGACGTTTTGCTCTTTTTCCTGTTGGATCTTTCTCAGTAACTGCGGTCTGTAATTTTGATCCTGGATTTTCTCTCCTATAAGCATCAACTGCCTTTTGACTCAATCCGGAAGTTTTATCTTGACGATTAACCTTTTGCCAATCTTCATCAACTTCAACTTCTTCTCCCATTGGTTTTACATAATTTTTATTTGGTCCTGGTTTTGCTGGACTTCCTCCTTGAGGACCAAATGCCTGAATAAGAGGTTGTCCTGGTTGAAGTTCCGAAACCGAATGATATACTACGTTAGATCCAGGATATACTTTTTGTAATTCGTCGGAAATTTCTTTTCTAGAAGGAAGTTTTATTTGGGGGAAAAACATTTTTAATGAATAATATTTACCTCTCCAAGAAAGAGTAACCGCAACTATATTTCCCGTCTGTGCTTGTAGACGAGTTGCTTCTTCCACTTGAGATTTAAATCCTTTGATTGGTTCTGGTTTAATTAGATCTACAACTTCAGCAAATGTATTTCCATTAGCATCTTCAATAGATACATCTTCTGCTTTTACGCAGCGATTATATTTTTTTCCAAAAAGAGTTTGAGTTCCTTTCTTTTTATAACCAGGCCAACATTTCATTTCTTCTATAATTTTGTCGGCAATTTTCTGCTCTTCCATCTCTCCACTTGATACATAATCTGCTGCTGTATCAATATAATCAGAAGCTTTGGTTATTTTAGATTGGACCCAGGCTTCAATATTACCTTCTCCCTTCTCTACTTTTGCTTTAAGTCTTTTTGCGGCACTCATCAAAGTTTCTAATTCCGATCTTACCATAGAATATTCATGATCCTTTACCGAAACTTTATCCCATGCCTTACCACCATAAGAGCATTCGGATCTGGTCTCTCTCTTGTCACATAGAGGACAATATCTTTCTTCTTCGTGCATAGTTTCCTCCGATTTAGTTCCCCAGTTTGCGGCACCAACCTTACGGCATTTTACGAGTGCTCCAGAAGCATAAGCACTTGGCCAAACGTCATATCTAGATTTTACTTTGTGGTAACAAGCATCTTTCTTACCACTTCCTTTGCCAGGTTTATCTTTGACTTCTTTCAGTTCCATTTCCTCAGTCTTTACGTTGGTTGGTTTTGCTCCACCAGTTTTTTGTGGTTGATTTGGATCTAATCTATTTTTTCTTCTTCTTGCGCTTTCTTCCTCCTCTGGAGAAAGATTTGCTGCCATTTTAGAACTACCACATTTGGGAGTTGAAGTTTGTCCTGGTTGACGAGCACAGGGTTTACCTACCCACTTTCCACCCAATTGAACCCAACCTGCCTTACCATCAGATGATTTTGATTTACTAAACCAATCACGAAGACCTTCATCTCCGGATTTAGTTTCTTCTTTTAATTTTGTTGGTAAAGAGAATAAATCCCAGCATATTGCTCCATGCTTACATTCACTTCTAAGTTCAACTTTTTTACATCTTGGGCAATATCTTCTATCATATTCTAGATGAACTCCTTTAACTGGGGGCATATGTATAGGTGAATCTAAATCTCCCAATGTTCCATCAGATTCTTCTTTCACATCTTTAAATTTTTTATGATGCCTTTTAGCATCTGCCTCCATTTTTTTCAAACGAGTATAATAATCGGGAATTTCATCTAGATGTTGAAGAGCAATATCTCTCGCCAAATCATGATCTCTAGTATGCTCATGTTCAATTGGTTCACCCATTTCAAGCTGCTTTTGTATAAAAGACACATCAAGACGATGCTTCTTAGCAATTTGCTCAACTGTTTTATGTGTCTTTAACCTAGGCATTTATCTAATTGGGTTTGATTTAGTATCTTCACCTTTTGCTCTTTTTTTTCTTCCCGCACAATGAGCACGTTGAGAAAATCCTTTTGGATTGGAGCAATCAATACTCTTTTTATATTTATTGCTCCAATCTTCTAGAAACTCCTTAAATGTTTTCATTTTGAGCTTGTTGTTTAAGTAGCTTTGCTAACTCAGCAGTAGAACCAACAAATAACGCATTGTTGACTGTCGTTGGTCCTTTTTGCGTTTCTTCCTCAACGTCCTTTTTAATTTTGTGTAATGCCATTAGTTTTTCGGCAATTTCACTTGTATTTTTTATCAATTGACCAGCTACTTCATAAGCACGAGGCATTTCACTCTCTTGCGCTAATTCAAGAATGCCGTTAATTGCTTCTTGTCCCTTTTCTACGAGGGAGTACAGATTTCCACGAGCATACTCATAATCCTTTTTTATATCGTCAGATGTTGACGCATACTTTTCTATTTTTTCCGAAATCTCTTCTGCCTCTACAGGCACTATTTCGCTCTCTACATTAAAAGTATCATTGAGTTTATCGAATTTTTTTGTCATTTTCATGAGTTAATTCCACTAAATCCAAAATCGTCACCATCTTCGATTAATAAGTTGTCTGTTGCTGTTATTGATTTAACTTCGGCACCAGACAAGTGAGATGTGACCGTAGTTCCATCTCTACCCCTATCAACAGTAAGAATATTTCCTGACTTTGACTTTACGTACACTTCTTCACCTTCAATATCCAAATACGTATTTGCTAAAATGGAAGAAGCATTATTCACTGTAATTAGGATATCTTCCGTACTTATATCCTTAGAAAGATTAGTTACAACAGTACCAGTGTAATTTTTAATTGCTCTTGCTTGAGAAGAATAAACTATCTCCCTTGTTGGAGTATTTGTAGTATCTCCAGAAATATATCCAATTGTAGTCTTTTTGATGATATCCTTCGTAGCAGAAGAAACAGGTCCAAAGAGATAAGTTTTGACGGTAAATCTTAGCGTGTAAATCAGAACTCTTCTAGTTGTAAAGTTTCCTTCATAATCATCTTGCATCGTGATATTTTCCAGAATAACTGGAACATCTCTTTTTTCATTGATACTATCAACCAATTCGACTGTCATGGTATATGCTGGTTGAAAATATGGTAAAATTTGCTCTATAATTTGTAGAGCATCATCATTCAGTTTGGACATAATGCTAAGTTCAAACTGCATATTATATGGGACTGGAAGATATGTTTTTTTAGTTTCCTTTCCGTCAGTTGCAGATTTAGCAGTAAATGTTTGGGTGGTTGTAGATTTCCGCGTTGGATCATAAGTAAGACCTGTAAATTCAAATGACATTCTTGGTAATGTTATTTGAACGGGTTTATTCAGATCCGGAGATTGTTCCAATCTAGCCAGAAATTTTTGAGTAGGTCCATACGCTAAAGGTACTTTTATCACACTAGTAACATTTCCACTGTTATTAGTATGTTTAATGCTTACCTCATTAAACAAAGAACCAAATGCTATTACAGTTCTTCTTAAAATTTCGTGATAAAAATACTCAAACATTTTATTGACCTTTAGATATTATTTAATCTAATAAGATATATTTATGGCATTCCAAATGGATTTCTTTCACTGAAATCAATAATATCATCAGCTTCAGTTTCTATTTCTTTATTATTTGTAAATCCGTCTTTAACCGCAAATGTATCAACCTTTCTTAGTTTATATGAAGCACTAGAAGCAGTTCCAACAATATTTTCTCCAGCAATAAATTGACCGGTAATATTCGACAATTCCAAAACATTTGCAGTGGCATTCCACGATCTAACTCTTCCAGTTGTACCACTCTGAGAACCAGTAACTGATTCGTTAAATATGAAGGTTCCTATTCCTCCAACATTTGGTGATGCTATGGTTATTGTTGGAGAAACTGTATATCCAAGACCAGCATTTGTTATATTAATTTGAGTAATAGTTCCAGCCGCTGAGACGATTGCCGTCGCTGCCGCAGAAACTGAAGAAATTCCCGTAAACGTAATAGTTGGTGGGGTCACGTATCCAGATCCAGAATTTGTGACCGTTATAATTCCAACCACACCATCACCGAGAACAGCAGTTGCCGTTGCTCCACTTCCTTCGCCGCCAATAAATCTAATACCTGGCGCAACTGTATATCCATATCCAGGATTAGTTATCTCAACACTTTGAACTGATTGTGCGGATGGATTTGTATTATCATTACAAACTACAATTCCACTGATCATTTTGGCGATGGCAGCGGCAGTTTGCCCACCACTTGGTGCTGACGAAATGCCAACCTTTGGAGTGCTTGTATACCCACCTCCCCTGTTTGTTACCGTTATATATCTTATACCACCATTTATAAATGTTGTTATTGCTGTAGCGGTAATCCCTGCGCCAACCAAAGTTAGTTTTTGAATATTTCCTACGGGAACTGAATTTCCGTCTCCAGTTCCAGATATTGTATCGTCAATTTCTTCAATACTTGTATCAATTATTTCATCTTCGTATCTGAATAGTTCACATCTCAACTCATATGTGTATAATCCCTGAAGTTGGTAAAAAGGTTTTTCATGCTCGACATATTTTATTTCGAATAAACGATCTCCTAGTGGAAAATAAACTAAGTCTCCTTCCTTAGGTCTAGAAGATAATTTGATATTTGGCTGATTGGCAATTAGTGGAGAAATATAATTTTTATATCTTTCGCGAGATATTGTTAATGTTATTTCATTTAATGCTTGAATACCAAACTTTGATAAAATGGTTGGGTTATCGCCATAACCATCATATGTGTTTACATACGCTTCTATAGGATAAGCACCGTCAAATTTGGACTCTATTAATTCTCTTATTACAGTCTTTTCAGTTATATATTTCCTTGGAAGATAGTAAACTTCTACGCCATACATTCTCAATTGCTCATTAATTAAATCTTGAATGAGCCCCTGTTCAGATTTCGATCCTTGAAGAAAAAATGGATTAAGCATGGATTATCCTATCATATCGAGAGGAGGAAGTTCATATGTATTTGACATTTTTTCCATTAAAATATCTATTTCTCTCTGAGCATCATCATACATTTGTCTCCCATTCAACTCAACTCCACCTGGCAATTTAACCCCCGTAAATTTCATCATATTTTGTCCCCATTGGCGCTTGATCAATGAAGTCAAATACGGTTTTAAAAATGAATCATTCCATACTTTGGAATAATCATTTGGATTCAATGTTGAATAGCAATCAATTATGAAATATTGTCCAGCAGAAACCGATCCCCAGTCTATATCCAGATATAACCTATCTTGCCTTTTATTGAATCTAATTTGCTTTTGTGTATTTAATAAGAAATCGAGATCTTCTAAGTATGTCTTTACCATAGCATAACTCAAAAGTTCAGTTGTACCCCAATAGTAGATGTCGTTAAGAAATAATTGGTACTTAACACTAAACATATTGTGAGTAATAGTATTTGACCCATCAAATGAGAAAATCTTGTTCACACCAATAATGTTAGGTGGAACTTTTAAGTAATTGCTGTTCTCATAGTAAGAAAAAGTTACTGCCGTTCCAACTATATTTTCAGTTGCTGTAGTGACTGCGATCCCAACATTTGCCTCATTTCCCTTTGCTCTACCTCTGGCAATGTCATCCCCAGTAACTTGGTACTTATAAAATGTTGGATAAACCCCATCAAAATGTCTTTCTTGAAAATATTGAACAGCATCATCAACCAGATCTTCAATCTGCTCGTCAGCGACATTTATCTCCAAAACTGGCGCACCAAGCTTCCTTTTACAATAATCTATTAGTTCTTGTCTAGTAGATGGTTGCGCCATTTATCTGTTCTCCATTAAAAATATTTATGGTATTGGGTTTATTAACTGAGAAACAACTTCTTGCTGTTTTAAATATAATTTAAAGTAACATTTTGCTATATTTTTTAGATCATCTAAATCTTCAATTTTATCAATCTCAGATGCTGCTTTGAAGTATTCAAAATTTTTACTGAGATTCTCAAGTTCTATACTATCGGGATCCATCAACCAAACTCCTAAGTAATGATTTTATTTCATCTAGATCATTCTTCATATTAGTCACATCAGACTCTAAATTCTGTAATTTTTGATTCTCTTCATTTTTTACAGATTTTCTTGACATATACTGTTGATATTCAGACATATTTGTATTAATAATTGAGTTTGTGTTTGGATCCCTTAGGAGATTGTTGTGTCCTTCAACCTTTAAATATTCCATATCATTATATTATGCTAAAGCAATTACTCTTAAATTCTTAACTCTTGGGGGATACACTTGATTTGTTGAAGTGAGAACCAATTTAATTCTATAATATCTAAATGCTGGCAGTTGGTCTGCTGTAAAATTATACTCTCTAAATTCAACATTTCCCGATTCAAATCCAAATGATCCCGAAGGTTGAACAAAGGAATCGGGCAATCCATCACTGTTTTCGAAGTTTATAATTTGTTTTCTAGCATCAAGATTCTTGTATCCTGGGAAAGGAGTAAAGATTGGAACAAATCCTTGATTTTCTCCAATAGAATAGAATGCTCTTATATCACAATAATTGTTGATATGAGCATCTAATATAATTTTGATGGATGATGCTGGATTCTCTAAAGTAATTTCTTTAGAAATATATTGGAAAGCAGAAGGATCTGTTCCGATAGTATTAGCTCTATCATCAGTTGCGTAGTTTGTAATCACGCTATTAATTCTATTGGATGTCAGCACGGCACTAATTCTTTGCGTGTCGATAACTGGACTTACTCTAGAATCGACAGAATTCAAGAACATTCTCAAATTCATTGATTTTTTGCCCAAGAATGCTCCTAATTTGGAGTCTTCATTTATTCTAGAAGCAATCAATCTCGGTGAACTTAGGTAATTTGTTTTATTGAGAGCAATAGACTCATATCCCGCATCAGTATATGGAATTTCATTGCCACTAATGCTAGATGAGGTAATTGTTCTAACCTCAGCACTGATGGTGGTTCCTTGTACAGTGATATTTTGTACAGAAGGTGTGATAATTTCAAAAGGAATATTTTGAGTTGCTTTAATATTGAATCCGCCAGCAGACTTCGTTTGATTGATGTAAAGATTTGGTAGTCCACTTCCACCCGTTAGTCTATCAACTCCATTTGTATCCATTTGAATCTTAATATTATAGGAATCAAAAGTTATTGGATTTGGTACACTAACATTTTCCAGATAATGAGTTGTATTGATTCTTCTTAGAGATACTCCACCAAGTTCATATTTGTAAACTGGAGTTCCTGCTGGATATGATATCGCGGATTGTGAAAGTGTGTTGAAGAATGTTGGATCAATATATCCAATTCTGGTAACACCATCTAAAGAACCAACAGAAACTGTGTCATATTCGAAGAGTTCATTGCCAATTAGAACGTATCCTGGATTTGTTGTTCCTACACCAACATTTTCAAAAGTTGTGAAATTGGAAGAGTCATTTACAACAATAGAACCTGTAGAATCAAAGGCATATTCTGAAGTTAGTTTTGTTGGAGAAATGTCAGACTCTGCTCCCGATATTCTCACATAATTGTCTCCAAAATACATTCCATGATTTTTATGATTTACCTGGATATGTAAACCATCACTGTTGACATTGATATCTGAAATTTGTACATTTCCACCAACAGATGAATTTAAATTCACGATATTACCGGAATTGTTAATATACTGAACAGTATTTCCAGTTCCAGCTACAACAAAATTGCCTTGAACATTATCTAAAATTAGTTCATTGGTACTTGCTATTGAGACGAGAGAGAATGCCGCATTTCTGCCGACAGAAGTTGATCCTATTGTAGAAATTCCTAAAACATCTCCCACTCTATATCCATTTCCAGAAACAGAGACAGTTGCCGCTATAGCTACACCATTGGAGATAGTTATATTTGCCTTGGCATTTCTACCATTACCTGTAATTGAAACTAAATCAACATCAGAGAATGTGAAACTTCCGGAAGAAGGAGTATAACCTATACCAGAATTAATGACCTGTAGAGTGCCAGTGGCAATTCCAGCATTTCCTACATAATTTCCAGTTGCGTTTGTTCCTTGCTGGAGAATAGTATTTCCTAGTGTTAGAGAACTATCAGACAGCGAGGTTGATAGACCAATTCTAATAACTCTTGAAATTAAGTTAAGGGAATTTGGTAGCAATGTTGGAACTTGAGAATTGCCTGGAGACAACTCTGGACTATAGAATTCAACACTACCAGAACTTAAGAATTCTGCTCTATAAAGAGTGAACTTGAGATCTTCCCACTGACTTGGTTCCCAGGTAGAAGCATTTTGTGATTTGAACAGAGATCCCAGATAAGGTTGATTTACATATGACTGAGTTAAAATGTCAACTTCACCCGATCTTGAAATGAACACATTGTACTTATTGGAATTTGATCCAACAACCATCACATATTCTTTACCACCTTCCAAATAAACTGGAGATTTAAATACAAAAGAAGTTGCCGTACTTCCATCATTTGATGTATTAATTTCGTCAGGAGATAATACAATTTCCGAGAATGGGATAACAGTTTGGGTTGGATATCCACCCTGCATCGTTCTTATTTGGAATATGACTGGAACATCTGCATCATCTTTAGATTTGAAGAACAATTCGCATTTAGTGAGGAATATACCACTCTCTTCAGTCACTAAGAAAGATTGTGCGAGTGGATCCCACCATGGACATCCATACCAATTGGTTGTCTTAGAAATTACATTACTGCTTACTAATTGGGAACCAGTAGTTCTGGATACATTCTCTTTTTGAGTTTCTTGCTTTTGTTCAATTCTAGCATTTCTGGTTGAAATGATATTTTCCTGAACGGTTTCAATAGTGCCACTAGAAATAAATTTCTCTTCGGCTACTGTAGAAGCAAGATTCTTGTCATTTATCTGGTTGTTTATTAATGTAAAGACTTTAGATCCATTTTCAAATCTTGGATTAACTGATATATTTGGATTTGGAATGTAAAAACTTCCAATCAAAGTCGTATAAACATCAGATATTAGTCTGACATTTGTTATAGTTGCCTGAGCACCACTAGTTTTTCCAACAAGTGTCATTCCAGATTGAACCCATCCACTGAATTCTCCTTGATACTGAGCACATAGTGAGAATGTGTCAATATTTAAAGAATCGCTTGTCGATGAATAAATTGCTGGAATAGTTTGACTTGTGTATGGACTTAATGTATATGTTGATGTTGGATTATTATATGGTCCCTCTTTATGATTTGATTGGGCAATTCTAAATGTTATTTGTGGATCACTTTCAGATATACTCGATTCATTTAATCCAGTTTTTCTTATACTACCAATAACAGTCTCTCCAACTTCAAAAACACCAGAAATCATATTGATTTCTAACAGTTTAGGAACACAATATTTTGTTACATCAACACCATCAAAGAAAGCATAAACTTGAGATAGTGGTTTAATATTTTTTGCGCTAAACTGAATGTTTCTGGATCTTAAGTATTGTATAAGATCTCTACTTACTACTTTATCTCCGATAGATTCTTTATCAAATTGTTCAGCAACAAAAGTTGTGGTTCCAGTTCTTGTCTTTACACCAGTCTCTTTAACTTCTCTGTAGGTATCTTGAGTGACAGTAGTTGTATATCCTCTGTTCCATCCCCAATATCCATACCATCCCCAATACCAATGACCATAGTATGGCCAACCCCACCAGTTATTGTATGATGTATCTGTTCTAACTTGTACAGATTCAATAACTTCTTTACCTGTCCAATTAGTTTCCCAAGCACCCCATACTGTAGGAGAATATCCAGTTTGTGGATCTACATTAAATTGCTGGGAAGCTAGTGCTAAGGTTTGATTATAATTTCCTTCTAC